CTTTTGCTAGTCTTTCCACTAAAAATATCTTTCATTTTTTTCTTAGGAAATAACAGTTCAGGTTTTCTAAAAAATGAATGATCGTTTGTAGATTGCCAATCACTTTGAGACAATTTTTGTTTTTTATTTAAATGGAATCCATAAGCAGTAGTATAAAGTTTATATGATATATTACCTGTAGCTAATACCGCTTTTGGATGTACTATGTCATGAACAGGTGCATGTACATTTAATGTAAATACCGTACTCCTATCTTTAGTAAAAAACTCAACATCAAATCCTGCTGTATCAGGTCTTCTTGCATTCTCTGCTGGATATACCCTTTTCAATTCATAATGAAAATCATAACCACTCATGTCTTTAAAGTATTGTGTAAACACTTCAGGTCTGAAATTTGACATTAAAGCTGTTTTTACTTGTACTGCTGCTTGTTTATATTTTGCATCAATAGAATCCCAATCAACACCACTAGAACTAGCTGTTTTAGCTTTAGATAAAATAGCATAAGCATCATTTACATCTTGTGCCATTCTAACATCACCACCTTTATCAGGATGATGCTGCATAGCAAGATCACGATATTTCTTCTTTAATGCTAACTTATCATTAATTTCAGTAGCACTCATACCAAAAATCTTTAGTGCTTTTTCGAAATCCATTGTACGTTCAATTATATATTCTTGAAATCTCATTTTAGTTCCTTTAGTATATATTCTTTTGCTTTTTTAAAATATTGAAAATCTTTAGTCTTTTCTCCTTTCATAATAATAATCCATTTAGATATATTTGCTTTAGGATAATTAGGGTCTTTCATGGAGTTTACTTTACCAACCACATTTCCTTGTTTATCAAGAATATCATATTCCCCAGGTTCAGATGCAGAAAATGATGTTATTTTAGTGGTAGATTTACCACCTGTTTTAAGTAAATCATAATTCTTACCTTTCATAGGCTTTGCTTCATTCATATATTCTTTAAATCTCATATTTTAATTCCTTATTCTCAACTGAGAATTAGTTACTGTTCCCTCATGGTTCAAATAGTGTGTATCTTGTAATCAATTCTCCATCTTCTATCTTACCTTTAAGTTCAAATGATAAAGGACCACCTGAAGCACCTGAAGCAAATGTTGATGTAGTATCCAATGTACCATTTTCGGTAGGATAACTTCCATAAATCTTTTTAATAAGACCAATATCAGTTGTAGGTTTAAAAAACCAAGTTTGCACTTCGAAATCTAATGTATAGTTGATAACCCTATATTCCATATCTGCCATTTCATGAGATATTTCGGGTGTAGAACTTCTAAAAATCACTTTTACATCATATGATAGATCAAGTTCTTCTATATAGACTCTTATAAAAGCATGTGGACAAAAAAATGGTAATATCTGTTCCATTATTTGGTCAATATCTACCATATGCAATGCCCATATATTCATTGTAAAGGTTAAATTATAAGGACATGGATGAAGAAATGTTGCTACAGATGGTGAAGTATCTCCTATATTAGCACAACTTGCAGTAAATGAATAAGCACCATTCGCCTTTCTATCTGCTGCATAATCAATAGAACTAATATATGATGTTATCATTGGTAACATCTCATCATCTTTTCTTTCATTCAACCAATAATATACCTTCTCTTTAACAGAATGTTTGATAGGAACAGTTATATATCTATCAACTGTTGATCCATCAGCAGCATATCTTGCTATTTTTATGTCATTGAATGCATCGAAAAACTGTATAATAGTCTTTCTGAACACGTTAAAAAAGAAGTATTGTTTCATTTATAATCCTATAGTTTAAAATCTTTTAATTTTTTACTAGCTTTTGATTTTCCATGTGTTTTTTCTAACCATTTCATGGATTTTTTTAATGATTTTTGTAAGTCTTTTTTAGATTCTTTCTTTTCATCTAAATATTTCTCAACTAAATCCATATTTCTCTCCTTTCAACTATAACTTCAACACCCTTCTTTGTAACAAAACCTTTCTTTCTTTGAATGGTAATAGGAACAATAACTGCTGTTCCTTTTTCTTTATAGTTTTGTTTTAATGCAATCGCCATATTAACATTTGTTGAGTTACTTTTAATAGTATACTCAATATTATTATCAGGTATGTCTTGTTTATTCTTACCTCTTTTTTTAGCAATATGCTTTTTAACATCATCAATATCTTTACGTAATTGAGACCCCATTTTACTGACAAAAGCATCTAATACAAAATCTAAATCTTTTGTAGTAATAGGTGGTTTGTTTCTAGCATCATTGATTCTTAACTTGTTCATATGTTTGGAGAATTCAAAGTGTGTCAAGCCAAATGGTTTAAGTTTACTAAGCCATTTTTTCTCAAATGCACTCATATCTCCCATTGAAACGTCTTCATTTATGTATTGTAAAAATCTCATATAGTCTCCTTAAAAAAAGAAAGATGCTGTTCGATAAGTTCCCACTTATCTAGTAAGGGTATCAGCCTTACATTTACTCTCCTTCTTTTTCTGGGATATCTTGTGGAACAATTCTGTACTTAAGCAACGGCTTACCGTTAATAGTGATATCCCCCTTCTCGTTCTTCCCTATCGACTTCACTACTATCCTCTTGTTCTTGAACTTACCACCTAAAACAACATCCCCAACATTAATGGGAATGCTTATATCTTCCTTTATATATTTATAGAATTTCATATTATAATTCCATTATATTTTTCTAAATGCTAATGTAAATTCTTCATATTCTTTTTTACTTAAATATTTTTTTGCTATTGCTTCAGTTTCTTTACTTAAAATAATATCTACATTTCTATCGTTAGATATGCCATTCCAATATTTACTTCCAGATAAATATCCTCTTAATGAACCTAAATCTGTTGGCATACTACCAATTTTATTATGTAATTTAGCAATAGCTATTAATCCTGAAACAGCTTTTGGTTTTTTTCTTTTTATTGCATCAAGAATAGCATATTCTGAATGAAAATTATGATCTTCCAACATATCCATAACTTGATCTATTGATAATGTTTTGGCTTTTTCAACACCATATTGTTTTTTTAAAAAAGTTGCTGTTTCTCTATTTGCATAAGGACCATTTTTCCCTACTAATTCAGCAAATTCCTGTAATGGTTCTTCATCCTCATTCCATTCTCTTAATAAATATTTGTTTATTTTATCCATTTTTTTATTCTCCTAATATCCATATATATTTGTGTCATAATCAATGGGATAATCATATATCTCATCACTTTCTTCTTCAAGATCAAGATTATCTCCAAATGCTGACAATGGTTCTGTTGTAGTATCCTTAATACGATTAGGATCAGTAGGTTGTCTTGTAAACCTTGAAATCCCTCTTGCAGATTCAGATTCATCTGAAAATCTATAAGGTCTAAGGACAAAATTCCAAACCATCTTTTTTAATTGGAATATCTTTTCTTCTTCATCAATATCAGCTAATTCATATGCTCTATTATTCCATAGAGTAACAACAGCATCCCCAGGTTTAGGGTGATACCCTGCTGATACATCTCTTGAGAATGTGAACTTAGGAATGCTTGTAAAGGATATTACTTCTTCAGAATTGATACCAAAACCTGTTGTAAGAGTAGGTTCTTCTGTAGGTTCATATATTAACTTTGTTTGGTAAGGTCCGAAGTATCTAGTTGCAGGATTTTCGCCATATAAATAATCTTTTCGCCTTGATTCATCTCTTATATAATACTGACAAATAATACCTGATATATCGGTAAATTCTGATATTACACTTTCAAATAAATCATGCTCTACATTACCTGAAAGATGATGTAATTCCCATAATGGTTTTGTTGTTTTGATTGCCATTTATTTATAAACCTTATTTATTTCTCTTAAAACATCACTAAATTTCATATAAATTTGATCAGCTTGTTTATCATAACCATCCATTCTCATTTGATTTCTTATAGCTGTAATTTCTGTTTGTAATGTTTTTAACTTTTTATGCATTTGTGGAGAAACAATCTCATTAACAACAGGTCTATCTTTTAATGCATTCTCTAAAAATTCATTTAACGTACTTGGCATAATATTCTCCTATTCCATCAATCTTTCATGTGTTTCCATAACAAGCATCAAAGCTTCTTCTATTTCTTTAACCCTTTTCTTTAGTGCTATAAGCTCTTTTTTTGTACTGCTCATAATAACACCTTCATTAGTACCTTTACCACCTTGCATTTTTGATCTTAATGAATCAATTCTTTGCTTCATATAACTATCATGAGCACTATAATCTGTATAATCATCAACTTCAGGTTTCGTATGTTCATGTGGCTTAGGTGTCTCATTGATTACATCTCCCAATGGAGTTCCTTGAGCTATACCAACATCAGGTTCAACCACCATTGACATATCTACTTCTTTAAATGCAGTTCCATCTTTTAACATTTGCTCATATGCACTTCTAATTTTCTTCACGTCTTCTACTGACATATTATTTCTCCTTTATTTTTTCATATTCATAGCAAGAGTATGATTTATTTTACTTGTTATTTTACTTACATTATTCAACATACCTTTTTCTATTTTATCTAAATCTCTTATTACCTTATCTTTCATATCAAATTCCCATGTTTCACTAACACATGCTCCTACAAATTCCTGCCATGCCTTTTCAAGACTTCTTGCAGCATCACCTACAGTTTTTACTCTTTTAATATATTCAGGTTTAGTTATTTCTACTTCATTTAAATATTTATTAACTTTATCCATTATTTTTCTCCTGTTTTTTCCTCTGCTTCTTCTTCACCTTCATCCTCTAATTCTTCCCATTGAGGATCAACTTGCTCTAAAATATATTCAAATTCACCTGAATGTACCTTTTCCTCATTAGCAATATCCTGAAGAAGTAATTTTAAATCTTTGTTTGTTGTTTGTGGTATCATTTGTTCATATAAATTAGCAGCATCTAATTCAGCAATCATAGCTAATCTTGCTATTGCAGCATCTAATGATTTACCTTTTTTACTTGCTACAAGCTCATTAAATTGAACAAATAATTCATTTAAAGCTTTCGCCTTTCTGCTTTCAGTTATATAATCTTTAAATTTACTCATGTTTACCTTCCATTTTTAACAGTCTTGTATAATAATCGGGTAATTCAGCTAAATGATCTAATGCAATTCTTTTAGCAATAGTTTTATTTTTAGTATGTTCCATTTCTACCTTTATACCCATTTTAAGTTCTTTAGGATCAGCATCTTTTTCTGTAAATTTTTCTTTTTTAGACTTTCCTGTTCCTAAAATAGAACCCAAAACAGAATAAATCTTTGCTTCAAAATCATCAGGTTCAAGACCTAATTTTTCTGCAAGTTTATGAACTTCATCATCAGGTGGTGAAGGATTATCTGCAAAAAAATCCATTATAGCTTCAAGAACATCTTCTTCATTTCCTTCTTTCATATAATTTATAAAATTTTTCATTTCTATAAGTCCTTAAATATTTTTTTATGCATTCTTTCCTTCAATTTCTTCTCTAACTTATCAAGTTCTTTTCTTAAAGGAACTAATTCAGTTGTTTTTACATCAATACCCATTTTTCTTGCTGTTGGAACTATTTCAGAAATCTCTACCCATGCATCAACAAAAGCTGTTTGTAAACTATCTTTTGTTATTTCATTTAAATATTTATCTAATTTCATTTACTACCCCCAAAGGATTCCGTAACCTTCATGTCCTTCTTCTAATCTTAATCTTTCTTCAAGTGTTTCCTTTTCTTGGATACCTTCTTGAAGTAAAGTCTCACCATCTAATGCTATACCCACATTACCAATTGAATTGAATTGTGAAAATTTGCTTCTTATCCTTCCTAATATAATTTTACATTCAGCTAAGGCATAATCAAATATCCAATCTGATGTATAAAAATTTGAATCTGAATCTCCCGAATATAATCCTGTTCTTTTCCATGAAGATTGAGATAAACTTGTTTCCATCCCACCATATTGACTTCCTTCAATCATATATGATCTAACAAGAACAAAGCCAGGTGAATCAACAACTTCATTTTGACCTTGTTCATTTATAAGTTCTAATGAATTTCCTGAAGGTGGAGCAGGATGTACTTCTAATTGATTAGTATATTTGTGATATTTATAATTGTAAACTGAAGGAGTATATCTATCTAAGGTCTTTAAATAATCCAATGCTATGTGATAATTTAAAATAGAGTTACCATATGCTTGTCCATTCCACATAAAATTACCATAAAACCCTCTAGTATACATAAAGTTTTCTAATGTAAATAGAGTATTTATTCCATATCCTCTACCTTGATCATCACAATCCATTATATCTACAACACCAATAGGAAGATCATAAAAGTTTTGACCTGCTAATAAAAGAGTTGTGAAATAAGTTTCAACTGTAGCATTTCCAACCCCCCATTTAACCCATTTCTGTTTAGCATAATCAATGGCATCATAAATTTGTTGAGTATCTAATTCAACTTTAATAACAGGAGCACCTAATCTTCTTTTTATAAGTTCAGCTAAATCCCCTTTTGATTGTCTAATATCTAGTGCCATTTATTTCTCCTTATTTGTACTTACATCCATGCTTGGAGCACCATGATCAGGAATACCCATAGCTCTTTTTCTCATGGATTTAGCTCTTTTCTTTGCTGCCTTTGCTTGTTTACCTTTATTGGTACTAAACAACCTTCCTCTTTTAATAGCTGCCTTTTTTCTTTTCTTCTTTTCCCCTGCACTCATCATTACACATTTACCATCTTGAGCTTTCATACCTGCTACAGCACATATAGTTTTTCTCTTAACTTTACCTGCTCTGATTACTTTTTTTAGTATCTCATTAAGATACATATCTAATTTGTTATCTATATCCATAGTAAATCCTCTCATTGAATATATTTATATTCCTAATACTATTTATATTTTTTTACATATCGAAAACGCTTGATTTAGTTAACCATGACCAATCATCAACATCATCTTCAATATCTGAAAGAATTCCCCATGCATCATCCTTATCTTCATCTTCATTTCCCTTAAATGACCATTCTTCACTTAGGATATTCATTTCAAATAAATAACAAGCCCAAAATAGAGCATCAACCAAATCATCATCCTTGTCTTTACCGAAAAATTTACCTTCTTCTTCAATATAAGAACCTAACTGTTCGATTGTTTCTCTATCTTTAAGCTCAACAGACCCATCTTCAATCAGTTTCTTCATTAACAATACTGCTTTGGGTTTGGTATTCTTATTTGATCTAATCCCAAGATTCGCCTCTTTAGACCCTGTATTAACTAAATTCTCATTCTCCCAATGCCACCATAATTGACTGATAACAGCAGAACCTTCCCCATTATTTTCACATAAAATATATGCATTGTTATAATAGATAGATAATCTATGAATTATTTGAGCAAATTCATAAACATCTGTTAGATTGTCTTCAAATGCAGCAACTTGAGTAAGGTCTACAGGAAGTGTAGAATTGATTCTAAGGATTTGAATTGTAGAATAATGCTCACCTGTACCTTTAGCAGGATCAACACCTATAACGTATTTACATCCATCTAAAGGTTTTTCCCATATTCTTAATCTGTCTTTTAAGTCCATAAATCTTGGATCAACATCCATATTAAGCAATGTTCTTAATACTTCAGGATTAATAACAGTATTTGTAGAACCAAGAAATTTACATGCAAATTCCTGATTGAATCCATGAATACCAAGATTCTTAATTTGCTCTTTTGCCCACTCTTTATCTCTGCCTGGAACTTTATCCCAAATAACTTTTTGAGGAACAAAGGAATTACCTTGTTCTCCTTCAGTATTGGCACCCATCCATAGCCTATGGAAGATATTGAACATACCATTTGGAGTTGATATAATTATAATTCTTGATTGTGTAGAAGATGAAATAGTAGGATAGTTACTTGCCCAAAATTCTTCTGCTGCATTAGAAGGAACAAATGCAAACTCATCACAAATAACGATATTCATAGGCCAACCACGAAATGCATCTTGTGTGGTAGCTGATATAATTATTTTTGTACCATTATCGAATGTTATAGAGGTTTTAGCATATTCTGTTACCCCAGGTTTTACCCATGCAGGTAAACTTTCATACATCTTTTTGATATTATCTAAGATTCTTTTAGCTGAAGATTCCTTATTAGATACAATACCAATATTCTTATTCTCATTGAATATGGCATACCAAAGAGCATAATTAGCAACAATGGTTGTTTTACCTGATTGTCTTGCCCAAAGACCAATAAAAAATCTATTCTGTTCAAGAAGATTTAATGTATCAATTTGATATGGATATGGATCAAATAATACTTCACCATGATCCAATGTAACGATTTTAACATAATTCTTTGTAAAATATAAAATATCATCTCTGCATTTTAATAATTCTTGTATCTGTTCATCTGTATATTCTAATTCTGTATTTGGTCTTTTGATGTAATTGTCATCATAACGAATTGCCATAAATCACCCCTTAAACATAAATATCTAAATATATTTATATTTTTAAAGTGTGTTTTGACAAAAAAAAGAGGGAATAAGGTTTCCCTTATCCCCCCTTAACACAGCTAGGAGCAACTGGCAGTCATGTCATTATATGGTAGAGTTTATTTTCCTTCCTTTTAATTTAATCCATCTACCTTTTTCTGTATCATATATACTTCCATCACCATAATAAAGAAACTTTTTATTGAAGAATTTTCTGTTTTCGATTTGTTGATATCTTTCAATCAAAGGTTTTATATAATTATATGCATCTTGAATAATAACAAATTTAGCAGAATTACCACCTTTATCAGGATGATATTTCATAGCAAGAATACGGTATCTCCTTTTAAGTTCAGCCATAGAGATATCAGAAATCTTATTGATTTTAAAAATTCTGAAATATTTATCAGTATTCATTGACATATTCATCCCATTCTTGAGGATTCCAAGTTCTACCTTTATACCACCTTGTACAGCATTCTACACAATAGAAAAAAGGTTCTTTTTCAAGACTGTCAAATCCCTTATAATGGGAAAAATCATTTCTAACTTCATGAGAACATATATCATGTTTCTTTTCCCATGTCAACATTTGATTTGATTTAGGCATTACACAATTCCTTTGCCCATTTATTTTGAATTTCATAAGACAGACCATGACCCCAAAAGAAATATTGAAGATCATATTCGTTAAATTCAAGACCTTCACCTTGAACCAACCATTTGATAGCAGTTTCACGATCAGCAGCACCATAATTAATGGTACGTTTGATAAGAATCTCAAATTGCACCAAAGCTTCAGATTCACGTTTAGTATCTGCAAGGTAGTTATCCTCACAGATAGCGGATAAACGCTTATATTCAGCCTCTAGCTCATCCTTAGACCACCATTCTTTATATGTACGACAACGAAACCCATAAGCATCTTTAGAGAAATCAGAAAGATCAGTTTCAGAAAAATGGATAAGTTCAGTCATTGGATTCTCCTTGAAAGGGTTTATTCGCCTGAAGGGGAGGTTTACCCCCCCTTGTTTGGGATTGATTATTTCATAATGCCTTTCAGCATATAATCATCAATCCGTTTCTGCCAATAAGGTTTCTTGACCTTTGCTGCCTTGGAACGGTTTTTCTGAAGTTTTTCCAAGTAAGCAGCACCCTCTTGACGTTTGCGTTCAATTTCTTTCAGATCAAAATACATGGTAAACTCCTTTCTACAGTTGAGTGGTTTTTCCTGTAAGGACGTTAACAACCTTTACACCTTCCCCAAATGCTGCTCTCATTTCAAACAATTCTTCAGGAGAAGGTTCATAATTTTCCATCTGTTTCCGATATTCTTCAAAAAACTTTTCCGTATCAGCTTTTCTTGCATATATGCATTTCTGCAAGGTTAAAAGATCAAGATTCCAACACAGTAACATGTCTTCAAAAGGAACATTATTATTGGATTTCCATCTCCAAACACCATGAACATCTTCATATGCTTCACTTTTCATTGCTGCATTTTTTTCTTTTTCTTTTTGTTTCCAATCCATTTTGATCTCCTTTGCTGCATCGAATTTACTTACTTATAGAGCAATAGGTGTGCCAAGAATGGATAAAAAGTGAAAAAAAATATAAGTGGTTGTTTTGATTAGATATTTTGAATTTATGCAGGGGGATCAGATAAAATTCCAATCCCCCTGCTATGTAAATAATGACAAAAATTGTCAAACATATGACAAAATCTGTCATTAAGTATCATTGAGATTCATTCTTAATTCGGGAATCCCTTCTGTTTTAGGCTTACTTGCAACATATTTGAATTTACGCTTATTCTTAATGGTCTTCAAAGTACATTTCTCACCCCATAAGAATTGGACATGATTCAATGTTTTTTGTGCATATTCAGGTTCAAGATCAACTCCAATATGTTCATGAGTCAATAAAAGCTCATTTCTTGAGAAATAATTTCCATTAGTTACGAACACTTTAGGAATTCCACTATGAGAAAAGCTTCTAATAATGATATCTCTGATTTCTTCATCTGTTTTATCAGCCACAACTAATTCTTCATAAAAAACATTCCCTACTTTAACATATAGATATAGATTAAGTTTTCTAACAAGATCAGTAGTTAAGAAATTGTTCATAAACATCCAATCACTAGATGTTCTAACAATTTCAAACATTTTTTCTATACCCTTCATAGATTTATCATTATAATTTATTTTTTCTTCATGATTTTGGACTTCATCCCAATCATTACCATGTCTACCCGTATCCCATCTTTCAATAATATCATTAAACATTTCACATCCAATAAGATAAGGATTCATAGAATAAGGATTTTCTGCTTTAACGAATGAATTGGAATAATTTGTTTCTGCATGTTCTGTTGCATTTAAATATCCCTCATTGAATAATTGTCTTAAAATGGTCTCATGTATATAGGTAGCAAATCCTTCATTCATATATTTGGTTTTAATACTAGGCCAAATATATTGACCCCATGATCTAATAGTTTCAAGAATGTCTTTCTGCCAATCGGAAAGTATTCTAGAATTATCTATAATATACCTTAGAAGGTCTTCAGTTGGTTCAATAGGAGTTTGATTTTTTAATTGCATATATAGATCATGATTCCATCTTTCCCTATCAATTTGAGCATCATCATCACTTTCAAAAAAATCATTAAATTCTGTTACTGATTTATCATGCTTTTTTTGCTTCATCCTTTCAAAAATTCTTTCAAGTTTTTCTTGTTCAGTTTCTTCAGTTAACCAAGGATTTGAATGCCACATAAGCGCATGAGCAGCATCAACTGTCTGTTCAACAATATCAATTCCATATCTTCTTTCATATTCTTCAAATCTTTTAGAAGCAAGAGAAAGCTTACTTGAAATATTTGAATCGTTTTCAAAGTGATATTTATTCATTTTAAAAAAGGCAACATGACCCACAACATGAGCAATAATCAATGCCTGTAAAGCAATAGTATTGTCTATCATTAAATATGCTCTTGCAGGAACAGTATTTACAACAACCTCATAAGGCAATCCTTCACCTGATTTTTCATATAAAGTTCTTACTCTTTCATAATCCCTTCCAAATTTCCAATTTGAAATTTGTCCAGGCATATTATATGCCATTATTTCAAACATCTTTTCTTTAGGAATGATATCAAATTCAATATCACAAAAATCAAGACCCATCCCTTTTGCAATTTCATAAATACGTTCTTCTATTTTTTTAAGTCTAGGTAGTTCTTCTATTCTCATGATTCATTCCTTTCAGGATGGTTGATACCAAGCATATGCTGTAAACAAGGCCAAATTTGAGATTTATCTTTAATAATAGAAAGAAGGAATCTTTTTTCATTATTAATCCAAAATTTTCCTTGGTTTTTATCACTTCCTATTGTAGTTTCTTTAAACTTCCATTTCTTTAGACATTCAGGAAGTAATGTTGAATATCCATAACTATACATTATATCTGAATCGAACATATCATGATAGGGTTTTATTTCAACATAGGATAACATATTTATACCTTTTTCTATCATATCTTCCATTGCACTTACTGCATCTAATGGTTCAAAATCTTCACCATCAGAACAATAAATGCTATAGATATTCCATTCATTTAATGGATATTCTGTATCAATTATATAGTTAGCTTTTTTAAAAGCTGAACTTGCAAGTGTTCCACCTGTCAATCCCCCATAAAAGAAAGTATCTTCATCTACTTCAGTAGCTACTTCAGTATGTTGAATAAATCTGATATCTACAAATTCATATTGTTTACGTAACCATGATACCATCCAAAATAAAAGAGACTTAACAAGATATTTTTTATCAGGAGTCATAGATGCTGATACATCCATCATAGCAAACACAACAGCTTTAGAACATATTTCAACATCTTCTTCAATCTGTTTGAAACGTAAATCGTCATCATGAATCAAGAATCCTATAGGTTCATCACCATTGAGTTTATCTTCATTGATTATTTCAATGGCTTTTTCTATATCACCTTTAGCTTGATTTAATGCTTTACCTGCTAATGTTTGAGCTTCTTCAAATTCCATATCCTTAAGTTTGGTATTTCGAATAATCTCTTGAATAAAAAGAACCCCTCTTTTTATTGCTTCTTTCATGGTTCTTTTTTTATGGATTCTTGAAAAAACACCTTTTTTAGATATGGATTCGAACTTCCATCCTTTGGGAATTTCAATAGAATTTTTCTTCTTTTCATCTAACCAAGGAAGTCCAAGGTCTTCAAACATAACATCAAGTAGATAGTCAATATCAACTTCTACTTCCATGTCTTCTCCATGACCTAAACTTCCTCTTTGTGGTGGTCCTTGTTTCTGTTTTCTTTTGATGATATCTCCAGGCTTACTACCCCCTTGCCCTACACCTGCACCACCACCACCTGTACCACCATGAATAAATCTCCAATCTTTCAATCCTTTAACTGAAACACGTACTTTTTTCTTTCCATTATCAGTAATGATATCTTCATTTCCAATAACATCTCTTACGTTTTTACGTATTGCTTCATCAATCTTATCTTGATGCCTTTTAGCATCTTTAAGACCCTTTTCAGTTTCCCAATTATCATGATATACAATCATAGGTAGCCTTTCTATTAGATGTAAAGGTGATTCTACATACTTATCTTTATTGCTCTTTTATTACCAGAATCACCAAACCGAAATCTCAAGAGCTTATTGGTGGAGCGTGTGGGAATCGAACCCACCTGATTTCTTCGGTGCAAGCGAAGTGACCACCCCTTGCAGTCCCACGTCCCTGATATTATTATCAATTTTCACGTCTAAGGATTTCTGAAACAAACCCTAAAGTTGCATTTGCACAATGAGCACAATAACCTTTTTTCTTCAAGGTCTTTAAAGCTCTTGAACGTCTTGCTTTAACCTTTGAAGAAGTAGATACTGTATTAGCAATTGAAAGAGTAACAACATTTTTAAGGTCATCCATGAGCTTCTTTTCAATTGCATCCTTCAATGGTTTATATGTATCCCATTTCCATTCTTTACCTTGCTCAAGGCAATCAGATTTATAAACATAAACACCTTTACGGAATTCACGTTTAGTCTCATTAGGAACAGGAATCAATTCTTCAACTGCTCTTAGAATCTTCTCATCAGGTTCATGATATTCACCTGTAACTTCATCTAGAACAGTCTCATCTTTACATGATGCCTTACAGTTGATATCATAGCGTTCAAAAAGTTCTGCTGCTTGATCATCAAAGGCATGAACAAAAGCTTTACTTACTTCTTTTTTAGCAAATTCTTTATATTCTGCAATAACAGAATCTTCACCTGCTGTTAAAAGGTTCATAAATACTTCTTTGTCTTTATCATTTCCACCCATATGATGATCAAAATTATCTCTTAATGATCTAATCATATCAAGTGGTGTAATACATCCTTTATATCTTTCATCTTCAGTTTCAACATGTTCTTTTTGACCAAGAACAATATTGATAGCATTAGTGATAAAACGTGGATCAATACCACTCATACATTCCCCATTTTTTCTACCTTCTTGCCTGATAATTTTGATATCTTTATCTTTACCCTTGCTGAATTCTTCAAGAAACTCATCATTGTAAAGTTTCATCTTCTTAATAAGACTGATCTTTTTAGAAGGAGCAAGTCTTGTAAGAATTGCGAATTGAGCAGCAACTTCAAGAGTACCTGGGGCAATATGAATATCAGAAAATTCAGATTCAGCAATGAGCTTTTTATAAATTTCAATTTCATCTTTAATAGTATCATTCCAAGGAACTTTAACATGATAAATACGGCTATGCAAAGCTTCATTGGATTGATCATTTCGAAACTTATCAAATTCAGTTTGGTTTGTATGAGATAAGATAAGCTCATCAAGATACATTTGAGGAAATCCAGGTGCTTTAATAACCTGCTCTTGGGCAAGTGTAATAAGAACATGATGAAACTTAAGATCAGCTTTCAAGATTTCAATATATTCAATAAGACCACGATTAGCAACCTGAAGTTCTCCATCAAATTGATATGCTCTTGGATCACTTTCACCATACATATGCAATTTTGACATATTAACCTTACCAATCAGTTCAGTAATATCCTGACTTTTAGGATCAGAAGGAGTAAATGTTCCAATACCACAACGTCTTTGTTCTGAAATTTTAATCATTTCAACAGGTATTTCATGCCATTTTTCAATGCCTGTATCTTTAGAAGTATAGTCTTCCATCAAATTTAATTGACAGACAGGGCATAATTCTCCTTCAATACGAACACCAAGTCTTTTATTCCATTCTTCACGAAATCTTAAAGGAACTGCATGAAGTGGTTCTTCATGAATAGGACACCCTTTAATGGCATAAATAGGTGAATCATCCATTTCCAATCCTCTTTTAATAAGGGAAGCAATGGTAGATTTACCTGAAGAAACTGGCCCCATAAGCATCAAAATACGTTTACCTGTTTCAGTACGTCTTGCTGCTGCCTTAAGAAACTTCATCATATCATGAATTGGTTCATATGCTCCAAAGATTTTACCATTGAAAAAATTATAGGAAACAAGGTCTTCATATCCCCTAGTTTTTCGATTTTCAGCAATAGGACTTACACCCTTTTTCATGATCATGTTGTAGATTCTTGCAGCAGAAGTCATTGAAATGCTAGGGTCATCCATAACCAACTGCATGTAATCAATAACAGTACCTTCCCATTTAGTAGGACCAACTTCTTCTTGCTGTTTTAGAATAATTTCTCTAAAATCCTGATTCAAAACTTCCATATTGTGACTCCTTTCACGTTTGGTTTGTTATTTCCTTTGGCTTTTTGTCCTGCAACATTTTAAGAAGTTCTTCTCTTGATGTTACAAGGACATTGGTTTGGTTAGTTGGTCTAACCCCTCTCATCTCTTTAATATCCAATTCTTTTGCTTTTAGTTGTACCAATGCCCTTCTTACTTCCATATATTCCCCATAGTTTTCATCAGAAAGAATCTCTTTTGATGCTTGGGTAATGGAATTAATAATTGTACTTGCAACTTCAGCTAACCTAGCGGAAAAATTACCATTATTCATTTCATGTTGTATTTTCTCCAATAATTGGTTTGCATTAAATATGTTGCTTTCCAATGTCTTTACTGCATCACTATAGTCTATATCGGTCTGAAAGTCAACCCTTTTTTGATCCATGTCCCTATCAAGATTATCAGTTTCTTGAAAAATCTGATCTAAATTGTCTAAGTTTAATTCATTATTATGTCTTGGCATATATACAAATTCCCCCTTATAAATGGTATTTCTGTATATATTTATGGTTTCTTTACCAAAAAAAATTAAAAAAGTCAATTAACATTTTGGGATTCTTGTGGTATAATGTAATAAAAAAGGAGTCGATATGAATATATTAGTTACAGGAGCAGCAGGTTTAATAGGGTCTCATTTATGTGATTTGCTGTTAAATCAAGGACATACGGTTATTGGTATTGATAATCTATTAAATGGTAAAAGAGAAAATATACCATCTGATGTTAGGTTTTTTAATTGGGATATAGTAAATAAACTTGATTTTGATTATTTTAATTCTATGCATGTAAATAAATATGGTGATATTATTAAAAATATAGATCGTTTATACCATTTAGCATGTCCTGCATCACCAGTACATTATCAGAAAACACCAATTCAAACAATGTTATCTAATATTGTAGGAACATATAATATGCTTCAGCTTGCTTATGATTTTAATGCAAGATTTTTATTTACTTCAAGTTCTGAAGTATATGGGGATACTAAACTACAACCTATCAATGAAACACAAATAGGCGAAAACATAAATATTCTTTCTGATAGGTCTTGTTATGTTGAAGGAAAAAGAGCAGCAGAAACATTGATTTGGAATTATATAAAGGTAAAAGAAGTTGATATTAGAGTTACAAGATTATTTAATTGTTACGGTCCAAGAATGGCAAAGGATGATGGAAGGGTTATAGCAAATTTCATTCATAATAGACCTATTACTATTCATGGAACAGGTGAACAAAAAAGATCATTCTGTTATGTTACTGATACAGTTGAAGGGATAAACCTATTAATGGAAAGCAATGTTAAAAAACCAATTAATATAGGAAACCCATCAGGATATATCTCAATAAATAAATTAGCTGATATGATTATTGAATTAATGGGAGAAGATAAAGAAAAATATGAATTATATAATGAAAAAATATTTATAGAAGATAGATCAGATTCAGAAGTATATCAAAGAATTCCTGATATATCAGAAGCAACATATTATTTAAAATGGAGTCCAAAAGTAGGACTTGCTGAAGGATTAAAGAAAACAATAAAGGAGATAGAAAATGATAAATAGTTATACTGTGGATATGGAAAATCCCAAATCATGGGATGAATATTTTTATAATATTTGTAAAGTGGTTGCATCTAATTCAAAATGTCTTTCAAGAAAAATTGGAGCAGCAATTGTATTAGATAATACAGTTATTTCAACAGGATATAACGGACCACCTAGAGGGGTAAGAAGATGCGATGAAAGATGGTTAGTTGATACTGATATAAGAAAAGTTGCTATTGATAATTCTATTAAACATTCAGGAAATGATGGAGAAAGTCAATTTAGTTATATATCACCAATAGGCGATTTTTTTGAAAATTATTTGAAAGGTAAATGCCCAAGATATGTACCTGAAATGGGATTTAAATCAGGACAAGGATTGGAATGGTGTGTAGCAGGACATGCAGAAAGAAATGCTATTGTTAATGCTGCAAGATTAGGTCTTCATGCTTTGAAAGGAACTAAAATATATATGACGTGTGGTGTACCTTGTACTCCTTGTCTTATTGAAATTATTAATTCAGGTATTGAAGAAATTATTGTAACTAAACTTGATGGATCATTTTATGATCAATCAGCACCCTATCTTTTAAAAGAAAGTGGTATTGCAATTAGAACTTATGATTTTATTGAGGAATGATTTATGGTATATTGGATTACAGGATGTTCAAGTTCAGGGAAAACAGTATATTCTAAACGATTAAAAAGACAATTTGAAGAATTAGGTGGAAAAGTATTGCTTTTAGATGGAGATACTGTTAGAGATATGTTTGGTAATCAAGGCTATGAAGATGAAGATAGAGAAAAGCATATAATGACTGTTGCTAATTATGCTGCTATAGCTGAAAAACAAGGATTCATTGTTATTATAGCTTTGATTTCACCTAAAAAAGAATGGCGAATGAAAGCAAGAAAAAAATTTGACAAGTCAATGTTGATTTATTTACCTGATGGTATTTTATGGGAAGGAACAGAATATGAAATACCTGATCATGAAGAAATGATGGCAGAAGGATAATTTATGACAAAAAAAATAACTGATTTAAAACGTGAAGATAGAAATGCAATAGAAGAACAATTAGAAACTATATCTTCTTCTTTGGGAATGGAAGCATGGAATTCTCATGGTAATAATAGAAAAGGATTATTAGAAGATTTAATTGGAATGTGTTATAATTGCAGAAATCTTAATTATTGTAAAACTGAATTTGGTAATGTATTTGCTAAATGTGCTGAATATGATATTAAATTAAGTGGTCAAAATAGAATTACTGAATGTAATTCCCATTCTCCTATATATATTATGTCACTACAAGAGATGTATGCTATAGCATATCTTATTGATAATGATAAAAAAGATAAAATTGGATTTGTTAAAGAATAAAAAAAAGGGGGAATTCCTTCCCCCATTTTTTCATATATATAGTCTATCCTTATTGAGGAATATTTGCCAACTGAATCAATTGGTAATATTCTCTTGCCCCGAACAAGTGGTTATGAATAGCATATCTACTCATCAATCCAACAGTAGGTTGAAATGAATTTTCAAATACTGCTCTACTAGCCAATAATTGAATATAAGGTAGATAAATAACACCCGTATCATATTCACTTGGTCCCTTATAACCAACAATCAATTGATCTCTACTCTCAAAGGTATCTCTATAAACAACAAGTCTACCATCAAGTGAACCAATTCTGCTGACACCCGTAGGTTGTGTGGTCACGTCACCTGGGACAGGTGCAATAGCGAAAGCTGCCAATGTTTCAAGAATAGCAACGGCTCTTGGATTACCGACTAACCAATTACCACTACCACGTCTTGTATTGATAGCAATGTCTTGAGTTCTACGGATAATGTTGTGATACAGTTCTCTATATCTTTCCATTTCCCATCTACCCTTGACCCCTTGAGCACTTGCAAGGAAATCCCATGTGGTATCATACCCACTAACCCCTCTTACGGTAGCATCAATAGCTGACATAAGTTCACGGTCAATTTCTTGGGTAATCTCGTAGGCAAGAATATCCATCATTTCTTCCTCAAGATTCAGTCCATGCATAGCTTTAAGGTCTTGAGCAATCTCAAGAGACCATCTGCTTCTCAACTTTCTTGTTTTTGCTTCTACTTGAGTCTTTTCAACGGTCAAGTTCACTTCACGGATATGTGTACCCGCACCAATTCCTAAACCGATATCATTACCAACACCTGAACCTGCTTTAGAACCTAAAGCTTCACCTGCTGATGTAATATAAGACCCTGAATAACTTGAATCAATATTATTGTATCCAAGTTCTGTAGAGTTTGCGGTATAAGTTCCTGCTGTAGTTCCTGCTCTAAATCTCAAAGCGAAAGCAAGTCCAACAGGTCCAGTCAAAGGCTGTACACCAACTAATTGATGAGCAACCAATTCAGGAAAAGTTCTACGAACCATAGGAACAGCAATCTTATGAAACATACCTGATGTAGGATAAGTAGCACCATCAATACCTCTACCATCTCCTGCACCTAAAGAATCTGCACCAGTACCCCAACCTGTAGTTTCCATAAGGAAATTATGTTGGTTTTCAAGCATAATAGCTGTAGACTTTTTAACGCTATCAGATGTAATCTGTTTCCCCTCTTGAAGAACAGCATCCCACTTTTTAACTAAGTCTCTAATATTCATATTGTGTTTCCTCCTAATTATTTTTTTAATTCATTTATAACAAAATTACATCTTACAGTTTGTTCTCTTTTAAAACATTAAGATATCTGTTCAGATGAGCTTTAAACGGGGAATCGTCATCTTCATCAAGATCAATATCTTCATTCATAACTTTTCCTTTGCCCTTCTTCCCTTCATCTACGTCATCATCGTCATCATCGTCATCTTTTTTCTTATCTTTTTTCTTCATTTTTTTCTTATCATCATCGTCATCATCGTCATCATCGTCATCATCGTCATCAGCTTTATAAGCTTCGACAATAACAGTAAACTTACGATCAATTTCATTTCTGTCTTTGATACCTTCTAACATAGCCATGACATGATTAGATTGTTCCACGGTTAGCCCATCGCACTTTCTACGAACATACAGTTCAGCAGCAAGTTCTTGTGCATCACCCTTTACTTCAAGCTTTTCAGCAATGTTTTCATCAAGCTTATCTCTCAAAGTTTGAATCTCTGCTTTAGCTTCTTTCAATAAGGCTTTAACTTCCTCATCCAAAAGTCCTTCATCTACACCAAGTCTAACTTTGAATTGCTCAATCAGATCGGAATAAAGCTCACCCTTTCTTGCATATTCCAAAACCTTCTCAGGAATTGTCATTTGCTCGTCAAGAATCTCATCAACAAAATTTGAAAATTTTGAAGTCATGTCTTCTTTATAAGCTTCAAATTTTTCCTCATATTGTTCAATCAGCTTTTCTTTTTCTGCTTTAAGCATTTCATCTACGATTTCTTTAGACTTAAGTTCAATCAAAGTTTCTAATTTTTCTTTGATTGCATCTTGTTCCTTTTCATCTAACTTGTGAACACCAAGCATTTCCAGAAGTTTATTCATAAGTGTAACCCTCCTATAATAGTGTTTTCTATATATTATTTATAATATTAATAAGTTAGGTACAAAAAAAGCCCAAAAGTAAGAGTATTTCTTACATTTGAGCTTCATTTTTTCTTCTATCTAACTATCTGTTATAACTTATTTTTTACCACTTTAATATGATAATCAAGAAGATTATCTTTGTTGTCTTTTAAAACCTTCTTCATCTTCTTGAAATAACCATCAAAATGCTGAATCATCTTATCAGGTGTAGCAGTTTTCTTTCTCCATCCTATCTTAGCCCTTCCTTGTGCCATATAAGAACCTTCTTCAGGTCTTACAGCTAAAGACCCCCCTATTGAAAGTTCTGCTGGAATTTTATCTTTGGTAAATCCATTATCTTGAAATGATTCCCATCCAATCATCCATACATGAAATAAAGGATCATTATGTATAATTCCACTATTCCATTCTGATTTATCTTTACCAAGTGCAAATTTAAAAGTTATAGAAGAACCTAAATTCTTACCTGAATATATTTGTATAAAAGATTTAGGAAAAATCCTTTTAACAGTATCTTCTAATTTTTTTATGAATTCATCTACTGTCATTAGTCCTGATGCTTCATTTAAATCCTTCATAAAACTATTGAATCTCATAATATCTCCTATAATCCAATTGCTGCTATATCAACCCATCTTACGTTCTTATCACTCATTATTTTTTTAAGGTCTGTCTTTCTAACTCTTATATTAGGTGTATTGAATTGATCCATAAAATTAACTATAACGCCATGTATTCCATCGAATATTACTTGTTTATCAACTTTATATGTAGTATTTTTAAATAGTTTTTCAACAAACTCTTTTACATAGGGATCAACATCATC